TGTGCAGAGGACAGGGGCACCCGGTAAAAGCCGGTGACCGCCATATTGTCCAGGTAAAGGTTCTGACCGTTGCGCCACCAGTCATCCTCACGCTCAAAATCCGGCATATCAATTCCCGCCAGATGGTATGCATCCCGGAACAGCGTGTAACAGTCCGTCACCCCGTGCTCAAAGCGCCGTCCTGTCAGATGTGGCACACAGCGGAATTTATGAATGTCCCCCCGGCAGACCAGCCACCAGGACAGTGCACTTTTTATCTGCAGCCGCCGGTCGGCCTCGCTCAGCCAGGGCAGACCACCGGGATGACTGTGGACCAGTGCCACAATCTCCCCCTGCATCTCTGCCCGCAGCCAGTCTTCCGGTGCAATACGAAAATACGCCTCCGGCTCTGCAGAAATATTCACACAAGGGATATACCACTCCCCCTCCGGCGTGCTTATCACGAAGCCGCACGACTCCGCAGGCGCACACCGCCGGGCATGCGCCAGAATCGCTGATTCAGTCTGTGTCATAAACCGGGATTTACTGCGAAAGTTTATTAATGGAAAGGAAACCGCCAAAATTAGCCACCATGCCGCGCATCTCACACCCGCGCATGCACTTGCTGCATCTGTCCTTACGGATATCCGTGGTGGGGTTGTCGAACTCATCCGCCACCGCAGGACCGTTATACCCGCATTCATCTCCCCGGTAATCCCACATACAGGTGTTCGCCAGCATGATGCGACCGGGAAACAGCGCCCCGTCCGTCTCGGTCGGTGTAGCCAGCACAAACGAGGCCGTCATGGCCGTCAGCTCCGACATCTGCTCCACCACCCAGCGGTCACTCAGCTCCTGCTCCGGGTCCGCTTCCGGATTGCCCGCAACGAAATTCACCGCATCCAGAAAACGGGCATACACCCGGCGGCGGACCACCGTGGCCCCCACCAGACTCTGCAGGTCCTCCGCCATCCCGGTGACAAGACCAAACAGATTGGACACCGTCAGCGACGGGCGGGCACTGCTGCCCTTCCCGTTCATCTCAAAGCCACTGCCGTCAATCGGGTATGCCTGATACTTACGCCCCTGCCAGGTCACCGGCTCCCCTTTTTCATTCAGCTCATTACAGAAAAAATACCGCTCACCACCCTGCACCGTCAGGTCAATTTCCCAGAGCACCACCCGCGGTGACTGCTCTGACTTAACCGACTCGTTCAGGCTTTCTTCGTGAATATCCTGCATCAGTTCACCACCTGCTCAATCGTACAGCTGAAATCACTGTACCGGGCGTTATCCGTGACGCTCCACTCCCGGCACACCACCCTCACCGTCCGGTTATGTTTCGGCGGTCGCCACAAAAAGGCACGGTAACCACCATGCCAGGATAAAAATTCATCCAGCCAGCGCCGGGTTGACTCATCCGTCACCCGGAACACCGCCTGAAACGTCTTCAGTTGAGGATTCAGCCCTGTGGGGCGGCGCTGTTCATAACCGTCACCAAACCGCACCCTCACCACCGACGGCTTCTCACTCACCTGCATCCCTTCACGCGGGACCAGATGCAGCGTTTTTATCTCAGCCACTCAGCATTCCTCCGTCACGTCGCATGGACAGCATCACCGCCTGCACCCGCTGGTCAATCAGCTGCACAAGACTGCCTGCCGCCTCCGGCCCTATCTGGCCATTAGTCCCGTCATTCTGAATGGCGATATGGTAGACCGGGGAATACACCAGACCCGCACTGCCGTTCATACTGCCCACCGCGCGCACACCCAGCGAGCCATCCGCCGCCCGGGTCAGGGGCATAATGGCTTCAGGTCCGGCCTCCCCCATCAGTCCCGCCCCTTTTGCAAAGGCAAAGTACGTGGGCGTATCCACAATACTGTTGCTGTACGCACTCAGGTTTGCCGAGGTATACACGCCGCCTTTTGCATTGGCCACCGCACCGCCCAGCCAGTCACCAATGCTGCCGAGAAATCCTCCCGCACCGGACATACCGTTTGCCGCCGTCTTAATTCCGTTGACAATCGCGGCATTCATAAGAACTTTTGATATTTCCTGCAGCACTGATGAGGCCCAGCTGCGCCATTCCACTTTATTTCCGTTCAGCATCTCCGTGATGTTATTCACCATCCCTGAGATACCCTCCGTCGCAAGCTGTGCTGCCTGTGAGGCGTAATCGGACGCATTATCCACCCAGTTACTGAATCCCTCCTGCAGCCCTTTCTGCCAGTCCGCACGCTGCACATCCGATTCGGCATAAAAAGCTTCCTGGTCTTTAAGGCGTTCACTCAGATACTGCGCGTTCTGTGCCAGAGCCTGTCTGTAAAAATCCTCACTGATATCCCCGGTCTGATACTGAGACTGAAGGTCCGCATCCTTCTGGCGGAAGCTGTCGCGGATCTGCTGCAACTCCCGCATGCGTTCTCTGGCTCGCTCCCCCTGCCCGTACCCCAGCAGTTCAGCATCATTCGACGCACGCGCAGCCGCATTCTCATTCTTCAGTGTCTCTTCCCGGGATCGCAACTGTTCCCGGATTTTTTGCTGGTCAATCAGGGCCGCATTACGCAGCAGTTCCTGCTTCTGCATCTCCGTCAGGGTTTTCAGTTCGCCCTGCGCAGTCTGGTATTTCAGCTTCGCCAGCTCTGTATTCTGCCCCACCAGTGCCAGTTGCTCTTTCTGCTGCTTCAGCAGCCGGGAAAAACTGTCTTCCGCTTTTTCCGTCTCTGATTTTCCACCCCGGGATTTGGGTTTATTCGCCTCGTTATTGCGCCAGGCTTCCAGGGCATTACTGATATAACGCTGTCTCGCCTCCTGATACGGATCACCCACAAAACCGAGGTCATCCGCCGCATACCCCAGCCGGACACGCTCTTTTTCTTCCCCTTTCAGTCTGGACAGGGCCAGCTCACGCTCTGTTTTTGTCAGGGCACTCTGCTGTTTATCATCCAGGGTGGCCTGTGGCAGCCGTAACGGTACATTCACCAGTCCCTGACGCTGCTGAAGCAGTTCATTCCCCAGCCCCAGCAGACGGTTGAATTCCGTATGCTGACCGTTCATAACCAGCATGGACTGGTACACCTTATTCTGCTCTGCCGCCTGCTGACGAATTAACGCCACACGACGGTCTTCCAGCCCGGCAAGCACATCCTGAATGGACTGCGCTTTTTCCTGCATCTGTGCCAGACGGGACTGCTCAACGGCAAGCTGCTCTGTTGCCTGAGCAAGCCCTTCCGTTACGGTCTTCACCGAGGTCAGATGGTTTATCATGAATCCGTCACCGGTCGTCCAGCCCGGGTTCGCCAGAACATACTGATATCCTGCGATTTTTTCCTGCAGGGATTTCACCCGACTGGCCTGTTCATCAATCAGCCGGTTCTGCTCTGTCAGCGCCGCCCGTGTTCGTCCTTCATTATCTGAGGCTTCAGGCAAAGACATTGACGGCGTTTTATGCGCGATTTCATCTATCGTCAGTGCATACTGGCGCGCAGACTCCCTGGCCTGCTCCTGATTCTGGTACAGCGTATACCATGCTGCAGCCCCCAGCATCACCAGTCCGGGTACGCCACCAACCAGCCCCAACGCACCACTCATCAGACGTGAGCCCACCGCCGTTGTACTGTTCAGCGCATTCTGGGCGGCGCTTCTGGCAGCAATATTTCTGTTCAGGCGTTCCTGTGTGGCCGCCAGACGGGCCTCTGCAGCAATCTGCATCTCCGTCCCGCGGGCTGCCGCCACGGCCTGCTGAGCACGGTACACGGCTGCCCTTGCCCGCGCCGTGGCAATCTGCGTTCCCCTGAACTGTGCTTCCGCCAGTGCAACTTCATTACGTGCAGCCGTCACAAGTCCTGCCGTGGCAGACATCGCTCCGGAGGCCATATTGCCAAAGTACCGGGCAACCCCGACGGCAACCAGCGCACCCACAGCTGTTGCCACATTATCAATCTGTCCGGCAACACCGTTCAGCACGCCGGAGAGCGTTTTTGTCACCCCGCTGGCCTCATTCGCACCGCCCACCCAGGCCATAAAGGCGTTTTCCACCTTCGTGATACCACCAGAAACCGTTTCCGGCATGGCGGCATATTCATCACGCAATACCCCCAGCTGGCTGATTAACGCAGGAACGACTTTATCCGCCGTCAGTTGACCATCGTCCGCCATCGCCTTCAGATCTTTACGGGCCACGCCCATGCCTGCAGCCAGTGCACGAATGATCCGGTCACCACTTTCATTGACCGAATTAAATTCCTCACCGCGCAACACACCCTGTGCCAGCGCCTGGCTGAACTGGGTGATCACCGAACCCGCCTCAGCCGTACTGGCACCGGAGATTTTCAGCCCCGTGGAAATGGCCTCCGTCACCTTCAGCACATCATCAGCACTGTAACCATATTCACGCATCGAGGCAGCCGAACGGGCAAACAGGGCCGCATTATCCGAAAAAGCGGTACCTGTCCGCTGGCTGATATCCATCAGCACTTTCTGTGATGACGAAAATTCATCAGATGACTGCGACGCCTGTTTCAGACGGGCATTCACGGAACTCCACTCATCAGCCAGTGAAATCAGGTGTCCGGTGGCAAAGGCACCGGCAAATGCGCCAGCCATTCCGACAGCCGAAGCGCGGATTTCCGTCAACTGGCTGTTCAGTTCTGCCAGGGCACGTCGCTGCTCCCGGGCTGCCGCAGCGGCCTGACGCCCGCCATTCTGCAGGGTCCGGTAATATTCACTGCCCATACGGGAAGCACGCTGGAGCTCCGACTGGAATGACTGTGAATTTGCCGAAATTTTGATAATCAGTTCACGTAACGTCGCCATTCACCTTTCTCCGGGCGTAAAAAAACCGCCTCAGCGGTTCTCATCATTCATGACTGTGCTGCAAGGCTCAGCGCGTCTTCCAGCGCCGCAAACGGATCCACCTCCGGCTTATCCTCATCCTCGCCCCAGCAGAGCATGGCGTCCTCCAGTGAAACATTCATCCCCTGCGCCCCGAAAACCGCTTTCACGATCTGCGCATTACGGATATCCCCGCGCTCATCACCCAGCGGGGACACCCTGTCAAACTCCATCCACATCATCGCCTCGCTCGCACTCAGACTGTGCCCCAGTTCGGATAAGGTGCGCCCCAGACGGAGCGCAAGTCGCATCAGAAAGAGAATTTCCGGGCGGGCTACTTTTTTCTGGCCGACTCTGCATCAGCGATCAGTTCCAGTGCCTGACGCAGCAACCGGGCATGTACCGGACCATAGACGGCCAGCACCTGCTCACGGTCGTCCGGAGTGAACACCCGCTGCAGATCAGTATCAAACAGGACATCGCAGAACAGCGTCACATCCGCTTCCAGGTTACGGCGGGTTTTCGCCACCACCGACAGGGTATCGTCATCCTCTCCATCACCATTGA